GTTTTGATGCAGCTGCTGTCATGTATGCTGTTAATTCGTATTGGACAAGATTAATGTCAAACCAATTATTCAAAAATTATGTGAAAGAGGCGAAACCATTATCTCAGATAGATACGATTAGTGGCCAGGATGGCGTGAAATACATAGACGCCATTAAATCTAAGACCGCTATCGGATTTCCTTTGACAGGGCCGAAATCAAATGTCATGTTTGACGCGGTTTCTGAGAAGCACCGTTGCCCTAAGGATATTGAATCACGCTTCTGGGATGAATTAGAAAAACTACGTGAGGCTTATCGCAAGGGTGAACGGACAACACAGATCTTTAAAGCATGTTTCAAGGACGAGGCTGTGAAGTTGGACAAGGATAAAGTCCGAATTTTCCAAGCCTCACCCATTGCTTTGGCTCTGGGTGTTCGCATGTATTTCCTTCCGATTTTGAGACTCTTCTCCGTATTTCCGCTAGTTAGCGAATGCGCAGTTGGGATAAATTCGGAAGGGCCAGAATGGGATCAATTACATCGCTATATTACTAAATTCGGCGATGAACAGATTCTTGCTGGGGATTATTCGAAATATGATCTCCGGATGCCATCCCAACTGGTACTTGCTAGCTTCCGTATCCTCATTGATCTTGCAAAACTTAGCCCCAATTACACCGCTGATGACATCACTGTGATGGAAGGTCTCGCATCGGAAATTGCGTACGCTTATGTGGCGTTCAATGGCGATTTATATCAAGCACTCAGCGGAAACCCTTCGGGGAATTCTGCGACTGTGTTCATCAATAGCATGGTGAACAGTCTTCTGTGCCGGATCGCATTGTATTACGTATTCCAACGGAAGAAGGGTGCTAAGGTGCCTGATTTCAACAAATTTGTGAATCTGATTACTTATGGTGATGACTTTTGTGGCTCTGTGTCCAGTGATTATCCTGAATTCAATCACATTTCCATGGCAGAGATATTGGCCGAATCTGACATTATACTTACTATGCCAGACAAAACGGCTACTCCCACTCCCTATATGACAATTGAGAGTGTTGATTTTTTGAAGAGGAAGTCAAGGTTCAATGCTGAGCTTGGTCAGTTTGTTGGAGTACTAGAAGAGGACTCTATCTTTAAATCGTTACACTGCCAAATGAAGAGCAAGGATCTGAACCCACAGAATATTGCTGCTCAGAACATTGATGGAGC